AGACCTTACAAAAGTGTTCTTTATATAATGTAGAAAAGTGTTTTAATTTGTATCAAAAAAAACAATAAGACCATGCAAGCAAAGCAACAAAAGCAATTATCGAAAACAGAGCAAAAAGAACTTGCAAAAGCATTGTATTTGAGTAATTTGGAATATACAAACAAGGATATTGCAGAAAGCGTAAAAATTACTGAAAAGACTTTGCGCGCTTGGATTGACGATGGTAAATGGCGTGAAATACGCGAGGCGCACAACTTTAGCGAAGATGAATTGCTTCCGGTGTGGCAAAAGCAATTGAAGCGTATGACTGACTTTATTGAATCCAATAAAGATGAAAAGTTGCGTTTTGGCTCTTCAAAAGAATACGATGCAATGATTAAACTTAACAGTGCTATTCGTACATTCTCAAAACCTCCGCTTTCGTTTACTATCAATAACTTAATGAATTTCATTAACTACATACGCTCTGCCGATGTAGAACTGGCAAAGCAAATAGGCGAGTTTGCAGATAGTTTTATTAAAAACGAAGCTTCTAAAAAGTAATAAAATGACTGATTTACAAACATTAAAGGTTTGGGAAGAGTACAGATATAATCTTCAAAAAGCAACACAAATTGCGATTGAAGACGAGGCTACCAAGCGCAATCGGATTAAGAAACTAGAATCGGATAATGAGGCTTGGTATAAATATTATTTCCCAAATTATGCTAGTTCGGAACCTGCTTTGTTTCATAAGAAAAGCTCACGCAAATTCATAGATAACAATCAAATCTATATTGTTAGACCTTGGGCACGCGAGTTGGCAAAGTCTGCACGTACTATGTTTGATGTGTTTTATTTGATGTTTGCACGCAAAGAAGCAAAGTGTATTGAATTAATTTCACATACCAACGAACAGGCAACTTTATTGTTAAAACCTTGGAAAATCAATTTAGAATCAAACCAACGGATTATCAATGATTATGGAGCGCAAGTTCCAATCGTTGGCTGGTCTGATGATAATTTTAAAACAAGAAATGGCAACTTAATAGTTGGGTTTGGTGCAGGGCAAAGTCCGCGCGGTGTACGTAACGAAGAGGTGCGACCAGATACCTTAATCTTTGATGATATAGATACTGACGAGGAGATAATCAATACCGAGCGTATAGATAAAAAATGGAATTGGATTGAACAGGCTGTTATTCCTAGTATGTCCGTTTCCGGTAAAAAAAGGATTTTATTCAATGGTAATATCATTGGAAATGATACTTGCATTACACGCGCGATAAAAGTAGCTGACTTTGCCAAAGTAGTAAACATACGCGATGAGCAAGGCAAAAGTACTTGGATAAAAAACTCAGAAGAACATATTGACTGGTTACTTTCAAAAATAAGTTATGCAAGTGCTCAAAAGGAATATTTTAACAATCCAATTACCGTTGGGCAGGTATTTAAGAAAATTACTTGGGGCAAAATTCCAATGCTCAAAACATTTAGCGCACTTGTTTTGTATGGCGACCCTTCTTATTCCAATAAAACCGATAAACAAAACAGTAATAAGTGTGTGGTTTTGCTAGGAAAAAAGGATAATAAATTTTATGTAATCAATTGTAGATTAGATAAAGCGGTTAATTCCGATTTCGTGAGTTGGTACAATGAATTGAAAAACGAATACAATGCCCAAAGCGTACAATACTACAATTATGTAGAAAACAATACATTGCAAGACCCTTTTTTCAGTCAAGTATTGAAGCCTGAATTTGAGAAACAAGGCTTGTTAATCCGTGGCGATGAAAGGCAAAAGCCGGATAAATTCTTTCGTATCGAAGGCAATTTAGAGCCGATTAACAGTTCCGGTAATTTGATTTTTAACGATGCTGAAAAAGACAATCCTCACATGAAAAGATTAGAAGAGCAATTCAAAGTATTTTCAAAAGCAACTGCAAGAAAGCTTGACGGTACCGATGCTGTGGAAGGTGGCGTTTGGGTCTTAAATAACAAAATTTTACAAAAAACAGAAATACAAACTTTCAAACTCGAAAAATCTAAAAAGAATTACTACTAGCTATGTTTATAGAAATTAACGAACTAAACAGCGTTTTAGATGAAAATTACATCAATGAAATCACGCAAGGCGATGAGCTATTGCTTATTGATGTAATAGAAACGGCTGAGGAAGAAATGCGCGGATATTTAGCCAAATACGATGTGCAAGCAATATTCAATGCCAAAGGTAAAGAGCGTAACAAGTTGTTAGTGCAGTTCTGCAAAGATATTGCAATTTACAACTTAATAGAACTAGACCAGAGTGGCGTGGACGTAGCTGCACGAACAAAGCGTTACGAACGTGCTATTGCTTGGTTAAAACAAGCAAACGAAACGGTTTTGAGTAGTTTACCAATGGCAGCAAGCAAAACGGCTGCAAACTTAATAAGCTACACTTCAAAAGAAAAGAATAATAACTATTTTGATTAAACGACTATGGCAAAGCAACAAACACCACAAAATATCATTGTAAACCAAATTAACGTGCAACCTGCACAACTTAGAAGTTTGGATATACAAAAGTTTAGAAATGCACAAAAAGCGGCTGAAAGTACATCGAAAAACCGAAAGGATTTATACGATATGTACAAAGATGCACTTACCGATTCCGTATTAAGTTCGATTGTTCAAAAACGGATTCTAAGTATTTTAAACTTAGATTTGCGTTTGATAAACGACAAAAACGAAGAGAATATTGAATTTTCAAAAGCAGTTGAAAAAACCTTTTTTGAGAATTTACTCAAATTTATTATTGAAAGCAAGTTTTGGGGTTACTCACTGGTTGAGTTGGATTGGAATATAAAAACGAATGGTTACGAAAACAGGAGCGTATTGGTGCCACGCCAACACGTAAAGTCTGAATTTGGGCTTGTAGTTAAGAACACCAGCGATACAACTGGCGTAAACTACTTTGATGAATTGTACAAACTTACAACCCTGAAAGCGGGCGATGTTAATGATTTGGGCATCTTATTAAGTGCAGTTCCTTGGGTAATTTACAAAAGAAAAGGGTTTTCAGATTTTGCGGAATTTGCAGAAGTGTTTGGAATGCCGACTCGAATAGGTGAGTATGATACTGAAGAAATGAAACAAGCCTTAACCGATGCCTTCCGGTCGATGGGTGCGGCAGGGTCAATGGCTTTGCCAAAAGGCTCAAACATAAAAAGCGAAAGTTTCAATGCAAGTGGCAATACAACCATTCACGAAACATTTAGAAACGCTTGTAACGAAGAAATGACGATTGCAATTCTTGCACAAAGTATGACTACCATTGAAGCAAGTAGCGGGGGTTACGCGCAAAGCTTAACACAATCGGAACAGCAGGCAATCATACACAAAGCAGATAGGCAATTTGTTTTAAGGGTTTTGAATGAACAGTTAATACCAATACTTGTAAGTCAAGGCATTGCCAAAGAGAATGATTATTTTTCATTCATTGATGCAATGAATGTCGATTTAACCGCAAAGATTAATATTGATGTTCAATTAAGCAATATCATTCCAATCAATGACGATTATTTTTACGAAACCTACAAAATACCAAAACCAGCGGATTACGAAAAGTTGAAAAAAGAAATGCAAGAGAAAAAAGCTGCTCAAACATTCTTTTCAGACCTTCGACAAAAAGCAATTGAAACTGACCCGAAATACGAAACGTATTTGAGTGAAGAGAAAAAAGAAAGCATTTTCAAAAAGATGTACGATTTTTTTTTTTCAATCCAATGAAATAAGATTTTCAGATTTTGACGATGCAATAAAAGATTTGTTCAATAATAACAATCTTTTGAATGAAATGTTAATTCAATCAACTAGCAATGAATTACTCTCATCTCTTAAAAATACTGAAAAGCGATTGAAATACGAATTGAAACCAGAGCTTTCGTACAAGTTCCGCAACGAACTTTATGTATTTTCAGGTTTCAAAACGCACGCCCAACTCAAAGAAGCTTCCGAACTGCTGTTAGATGCTAAAGGAAACATCAAAGACTTCAAAACATTTTACAACGATGTTAAGAAAATAGATGACAAATACAATAAACGTTATTTAGAAGTTGAACGAAACAATGCAATAGCAGCAACACAAAACGCTGCGGCTTGGAAAAACTTTGAAAAGCTCAAAGATACGCACGACTTGGAATACGTAGCAGTAAAAGACAAACGAACGCGCGATGACCATGCAAGGTTAAGCGGAACTATTGCAAGTTACGACGATGATTTTTGGAATAAGTATATGCCACCGCTTGACTGGCAGTGTAGGTGTTCTACTCGTGTGCGTGTGAAGGGTGCCAAAGAAAGCGCGTTACCAATAGAAGAGGCGATGAAAGTAGGTGAGAAAGCAACCACTTACATAAACAAAGATGGCGTGAATAAAGGTGCGATGTTTCGTTACAACGCGGGCAAAGAAGAAATGCTTTTTCCTGAAACGCACGAATATTACAAAGTGCCAAATTCGGTAAAAGCTCAAATAAAAGAAGATGTATTTGCAGCCAAAACAAACACCGATGCCGAGTGGATTGCGAAAGAAGTGTTTGGAACTAAAAAAGCAGACTTCAAAAAAGCAAGTGCCGAACAAAGCAATATTGTAAATAAAGCTCTCAAATTTGCGCTCGACAAAGCTTTTACCAATATAAAAGAGTTTAATATAGTTGAAAAAAACGAACTTGGGACAACTGAGTTTTTTGCTAATAAAGAAACTCGAAAAATAGAAATACCAATTTCATTTTTGGCAAATATGAAAGATGTTAATGTGTTAAATCTATTGCTTGAAACAACGTTTAAATCATGGTTAAAGACAACTTAAACGAAATACAAGAAAAGCTTACAAAGCTTGCTAACAACTTGCAAGATATAATTGCAATTGAAGCGGTTTCGGAATTTCAAGAAAACTTTAATCGGCAGGCTTTTTTTACCGATGCTTGGGAAAAAAGGAAAACAGAACCGGAACGTGCGACTCTTGTAAAAACTGGTCGGCTTAAACGTTCTATTAATTACATAGTGCAAGGCAATACAATACGCTTTGTTTCCGATGCTGATTATGCCAACAAACATAATCTTGGGCTTAATGTAATTGAATACGTGAAAGCGGGTCATGTGAAAGCGCACAAACGAACGATTAACAGTAAGTTGGTAGAAGTGGCAAGGCATCAACGAAAAGCGCACTCTAAGAAAGTGAAA